CCAGCACCTGAGCCTGATCCGGTGGTTGATCCTAATCCAGCACCTGAGCCTGATCCGGTGGTTGATCCTAATCCAGCACCTGAGCCTGACCCAGTGTTTGACCCTGATCCGGTGGTTGACCCTAACCCAGTGCCTGAGCCTGATCCGAATGCGGATTTGTCCGGTTCTGACCCAAACGATCCTAACCTTAATCCATAACAATAAACCCCTACTGAGGGTTCGCCCTCAGTAGCTTAGGAGCTTTTATGCCTAGCTACGAAGTACAAGAAGATGGGACGCTGAAAGAAGTGCACGCGACGAAACCGCCAGCGCCACCTCCACCACAAACCGAGCCAAGCAAACCCGTCGCACCGGCTCCAATGCCTACGCCAGCGCCAGCAGCGCCAGCGCCGACGACTCCAAAAGCAGGAAGCTAGTTATGCCTATTAAATCCGTTGAGGTAAACCGCGTCGTTTTGGCAGCGGTGGAAACCACTGAAAATACCTTAGTTGCAGCAGCAGCGGCTAATGTCATTCTGACCAACAATCTGCAAGCAGCAGACTTGGTCTATGACGCTGAACTATTGCAATTCGACAGCATCGGCGCTGATGTGCGCGACATCATGGAGCAAGGTTCTAATCTTCATTGGAAATTTGGCTTTGATTGCCCTGTGACCGTATCCGGTGCAGTGGGTACAAAAGGTGCACTCTCCCCTATTCTGCGCGGGTGCGGTTTTAATGAAATTGTGGCCACAACCGGCGTGACTTACACACCCGGGAATGCGTCTACCTTAGATAGTTTGACCATGCGTTTGCGGCAAGAAAAAAATGCTACAACGCATCTGGAATATGTTGCGGGTGGGTGTCGCGGTCAATTGGGATTAGAAATCGTATCGGGTAAGCGTGCGGTATTCAAAATCACCAATATGATGGGTTCGTTCAATATGCCAGCGGAAGTGCCAGCGATTGCACCGGCTTACGGTACGCAGAAAACCAATCTATCTGACCAGCTGTTAAAAGAAACGCTCACGACCTACACGCTGAACGGCAAACCATTATGCGCCTATTCCCTCATTGTAGATAACCTAAGCGGCTTCGACATGAAGCGGGAATATGATCTTTGTAACGGTGGTAGCACGATGGGAACACCCGTGACCCCTGTCGGCAAGTTGCAATTTACTATGCCAGATTGGACCGCAGCGGCGGAGTTTAATCCGTGGGTGGTAGCTGATCCGCGTGCCATGACTCGTATTCCCTTTGTGTTGGCATATGGCAAGACTGCGGGGAAAATCATCAACTTGACCGTCACCCAGTCGCAAGCCACTAAGCCCAAGCAAGTGCGTTTAAGCAATGGCAATTTGGGCATGGAAGTGGATGTCCGTTTCTTGTCTGGTATGTCGTTATTATTCAAGTAACTAATTTAAGTATTAAACAGGGTGAAATATGGCTTTACGTGCAGAAAAAGCAGAGTTTAAAGCACCGATTGAGGTGCGGGGTTTTGATGAGTCGGATGCATTTATCGCTGTGTTCGAACGCCCAAGCAATGCAGAACGCAAGCAACTGATCGAAGCGTATTCAGCGCTTGCTCAGCCGAATACACCGAATGCGGATGCAGCGGCGGAAGCGTTGGATATTGCGACGCTTACTAGGTATTTGGTGAATACTGAAAAGCAAATAGATGATCAGGGTAAACCCCTGCCCTTTGCTGAGGCTAAACCGTTGATGCTAGATAGTCCGCGTTATCGGGCAGAGTTACTTAGTGGTTTTTTTGCGGGGGTGCGGAATATCGCTATTGATAAAGCGGGAAACTTCATGCAGCCGGATACCAATGGATCAGCGGTAGTTTAGACCATGATCATGATCACAACCTTGCGCAGGCTGAAGCTGCGAAATTGGGTGTGTCATTGGGCGAGGGTTGGGGTGCATCAGATGGCAGTGATGCGAGCACCTTTGAAATCTGGCCGGAAAATTGGGCATGTTGGTGTGTATTTGCCGAGGTCTGTCAACAGTGGCGGCTGGCGAGCAACGGGGCTTTATTGGGGCTCGATTTGGGCGCTATTGCTCCTTACTTGGAGCTGGTCGAGCCTGACCCGACGGAGCGGCGCGCGCTTTGGCAAGACCTGTGCCACATTGCATCCGGTGTGATCGAGGCACAAGCTAAGCAGTTGGCCGCTAACAAAAAATAATAAGGGGCAGTCATGAGTGACATGCGGTTGCGGCTGCGAATTAGCACCGACACTGACAATGGCTTGGGGGTGGCGCGTCAGCAAGCTGATGCGCTAGCTCAATCCATTAACCAAGTGCGAAATAGTACCCTTGCCCTGCTGGGCATTGGGTCTATTGCGCAAGGTGCCACGCAGCTAGCGGGTTTGACGGACGAATACACGAATCTGCAATCGCGCCTCAAATTAGTCACTGACTCCAGTAGCGAGATGCTGAGCGTTCAAACGCGACTGGATCAAATGGCGAACACTAATCGCCAGTCTTTATCTGCAACAGTTAATCTTTATGCGGGTATCGAACCCGCAATGCAAAAAGCGGGACGCTCACAAGCTGAAATCCTGAAAGCCGTGGATTCGGTGAATAAGGGTTTAGTGGTTGGTGGCGCTACTGCACAAGGTTCAGCCGCATCCATTCTGCAACTCACTCAGGCTCTTGGCTCAGGTGTTCTGCGCGGCGATGAATTTAATTCGATCATGGAAAATGGGCGAGGTATTGCAGATGCCTTAGCTACGGCATTGGGCAAAGATACTGGTCAACTGCGCATGCTTGCCGAACAAGGCAAGCTCACTAGCAATGTGGTGATTGCGGCGCTCATTGAACAAAACGATGAGCTGACGACCAAATTTGAAAAAATGCCGATGACGATTAGCCAATCGTTTACGGTGTTGCGGAATAATGTCTTAACAACGATTGGTGAGTTTGATCAAGCCAATCATGTGAGTGAAACACTCGCCAAAACGATTGCAGGGCTGGGGCAAAATTTAGAATACGTGGCTGTGCCAGCAGCGATGCTGGGTACGTATTTGGCAGGTTCGGGCTTGTCGGCGGTGATTGGTTATGTGGCAGCGGTGCGTGCGCAAATCACTGCTAATTTACACGCAGCGCAATCCAATAATCTCAAACTCAATTCAGCGGTGGCAGCGGCTCAGGCTGAGTTGGCGCATCGTAATGCGATTGTAACTGAAATTGAAGCATTAATGGCCTCCTCGACTGCGATTAATGCAGCGGTGATTAGTACTAGGCAACTGACACCGGCCAAGATACAAGCGATGATGGCGGCCAATGCACACACCGAAGCCTTGGCGGCGCAACGTGCTGGGCTGGTGTCGACCTCGCTGGCCAGCCGTGCTTTATCTGGCACACTGGCCTTGTTAGGTGGTCCGCTTGGGGTTGCAATGATTGCGGCCGGTAGTTTGTACTACCTGAAAACCGCTCATGATGAAGCGCGGCATTCGGTCGAGTTGGCGGATGGGTCTGAATACAGCTTTGCGGAATCGCTGCAATATGTCTCTACCATTTCCAATGAATACCGCACCGCGAGCCAAAGCCGTCAGAAAGAAATTCGCGCCGAAATTGAATTAATCATCGCGCAAACTGAAGCGCGCAAGAAGGAAGCCGACCAGCAGCTCAAACACTTAGCGCAACTTAATTCGCGGGAAAAAGTCGGTGTATTCGGCTGGGCAGAGGAACTGGGATCTAAGTTCTGGAACGGCAACGAAAAAGACAATAAAGCGATCGTGGCGGAAACGTCAGACAGTTTGCAGAAGTTGCGCACGGCGTTTGCCAATTTGGGCAAAACACAGGAAGAGATTGATGCGGCGAACGAAAAAAACACAGTATCTACTAAAGGTACAGCAGTAGAACTGCTGAATTATTCGGATACGGCAAAAAAAGCACAGGATGTGGCGAAAAAACATGCCGACACCCTCAAAAGCACGACAGAACAACTAACACGCCAGCGCCTTGAGTTTGAACAGAATGCGCAATCTGCGAAGTATTTTGCTGATCGTTTGGCGGGTTTGCAGGAGCAAGAAGCCAAACTGGCAGCCGGTTCGGATCAATATACGTCTTTCTTGCGTTTGCGCCAGCAACTCATGGATGAGCATAAAACGCTGGGCGGCGGGTTGGTGGATGAGTTTAATGTCAAGTTACGGGATGCGGGCTTAGATGCTGGTGCACTGAACTTTAGCGCAGCAGAAGCTGAAGCACGTAAGGCCATCGCGGCACAACTGGATTATCAACGCTCTATTGAGGAGAGCGCTAAATTACTCACAGAACAAGGCCAGTCCAGCAAAGACGCGGCTCAAAGTGTGGTGCTATCCGCTGAAAACACCAAAAAAGCCTTAAGCCAAGTTTGGACCACTGCACGCCAAAGTGTCGGCGATTATTTCCGTGAAATACAGGGGTTGACTGCTACCCACACACAGCAAACGGAACAGGCAGCGGTCAAACAAGTCAGCGTGCAGGGTAAGATGCTGGCGGATATGCGGGCGCAAAGTAAGAAGCATGCGGAGTCATTGGCAGTCATTAATCGCATTGCGGCCGAATCGGGTGTTGATGCCACACAAATGCGCACGGTAGCGTGGATTGAATCACGCTTTAATGCGTCGGCGAATCGTGGTCCTAAAGGCGCTAAAGGTGCTTACCAGTTCACTCCTCCTACCGCAGCCCAGTATGGCATTGCGGGGCAAGAGCTGGATATTGAAGCCAATACCCGCGCTTATGTGCGTTTGTTGCAAGACAATACGGCGGCGCTGAAAAAGTATGGCTTGCAGATTAATGGGGCCAATACTTATTTGGCGCATCAGCAAGGCAGTTACGGCTTAAAGCGCATTTATGAAGATGCGAGCGGTGCAAAACCTTTCACACAATCTAAAGATGATCGCACTATTCAGGCGAATATGCGCAACAACCTGCCCAAGGAAGTTAGTAGCGATTCCGCATCATTTTTGGAGCATTGGCGTGCTAAATACAACGCGATTGAAGCGGGCATTAAGCTAGTTTCGGGTGCGCAATCGAATGTCACGCAAGCAGTCACCAAAACCACGGCCGCGACTCATGCCAATGTCGTACCGCTCACTACTGTGGCACAGCGTAGCCAGCAAATTAAGGATATTAAGCAGCAAACGGTGAAGGTTGCGGAGTATCAGGGTCAGATTGACGGTCGGCGCATGACGGACAATGACCGCAATAGTTTGATCACACAGCATTTGCGCAATGAAGCCGATAAGCTGTTATTAAATGCACAGGCGCAAATTGATGCCACTCAACAGCACGGGATTGTGCTGCGGGCTAATGAGCTCACCCAAAAACAGCTTACCGTTGATTTAAGTCAAGAAATCTTGCAGCGTGAAAGCCAAGCAGACTACTTAGCGGAAGAGCAAAAGTTGCGTGAGCAGCTGGTCGCGATTCGTGATCCGAATGCAGCCTATAAAAGTGACTTGGCCAAAAAGCGTTTAAGTGATACGCAAATACTGAGTTTGGCCGCGCAAAAGCAAAGCGTCGATTTTGAAAAAGTTAAGTTCTCGCTGGAACAACAAACAGATGCGCTGAAGCAAAACGGTGAAGAACAGTTCGTAGCAGCGCAAAAAGCTGCTGGTTTAACGGGGGCTTATTTAGAGCAAGCAAAGGCGCTGCATTACAACTACACACTCACTAGCGAACACAAAAAGCTGGCGCAGGAATTGGCGGCGGTCAATCTGAATCCGATCCAACAATATGGGCAACAGTTAGCGGATGAAGTGGGTGTCAATCGGGCCGATGTGCAAGTGTTGGTGGCCAAAAAGCAGCAAGTGGCCTTTGCTACGGTCAAAAAAGAGCTTCTTGAGCAGAATAAAGCGCTGAAACAGAACGCAGAGGAACAGTTTGCTGCGGCGCAACAGGCGGCGGGATTGAATGCAGCACAGGTGCGTGAAGCGTCGGGGCTGCATTATGCGAATAGTTTGCTGGCGGAACAGAACAAGTTACGGGATGAAGCGGCGCGACTCAACGCCGTGGGCGCACGCGCTAACGCAGCATTGGATTATCAACAAGCGGGTTTCAATCCTAAGGATACGGGCGACCTGTCACAGCGCAAAGCCGATTTGGAAGGTGGCAAACGCTTAAACGAGCTGAAGCAACAGCATGAACAGCTCACCATGACCGATGAAGCCTATCGGCGATTGAGTTTATCGCGTGAACAATATAGCCAAGGTTTAACGCAAGAGATCGAGCTTTATACCCAGCAAAACGAGAAACTGGCGCACTCGCGTAAGCTGGCTGAGGATTTGGGCGGGGTGTTTAAGGATGGTGTGACTGGCGCACTGCAAGACATGCTGCACACCGGCAATAGCATTTTAGATTCGCTACTCGACAAAATTGTTGAATCTATGCTTACCACGCAATCCATGCAGCAAATGTTTAATAGCATGGGAAATGGCGTCAGTAATACGGTCGGGATGGGCGGAAACAGTAGTGAGGGTTTTCTAAGTAATCTGTTAAGCAATTTATTCGCTAGCGGCGGCGCCTTTCAAAATGGCACGCAATTTTTTGCCACCGGCGGCGTGGTATCGCGGGCAACCTCCTTTGCCATGTCGGGCAATCGTATGGGTGTCATGGGTGAAGCGGGACCTGAAGCGATTATGCCGCTGGTGCGGATGGGGAATGGGGATTTGGGTGTGCAGATGCTGAATGCCCCTACTCCACCGATCAATATTAGTTTTACCCCGCAATTGCTGATGCAACCGGCTGCCAATCAAGCTGCATCCGATGCCCGTGCTGCACCCGTGGTTAATATCCATATCGAAAATACGGCCAAAGGGGTGGAAGTCACGCAACAAAGCGAGCGCGATGAAGCGGGCAACGTCAATCTAAAACTATTAGTGCGTCAAGTGACTGATGCCCAGATCAATGAGGCACGGCGCGGCGCGGGATTGGCTACTGTGTTTCAAGGAAAACGCTAATGGCCTTGCCAACTAAGAAAAGCCAAGTCACGTTCAAGCCGCGTGAGCTCATTTTGGTGGATGGGGAACATTATCCGAATGGGCGGGTGATTGGTGCGAATTTGTGGGCGGATGTGTCGTGCAGTGTGCGGGTTAATAAAGCACAACTCAGCTCACTCCCTAGTCAGATCGGCGCTTGGGATAATAGCGCGTGGCTAGCGTCATCTGGCATTAGCACCGGCTGGCAATATCGGCTGGCGAAAGTGGGCAATGTGCGTGCGGCCGGAAACGATTTTATGGCGAGTTTGGACGTGGAAGCACATGCCACAACACCCGTCACGGGGACGCTTTCAGCCGCTTGGCCGTTTCGTCGTTGCCCGGATCGTGACGGCTTCAGTTTGACACCTATTTATACCTTCCAGCAGCAACAATTCAGCAGTAAGCGATCACGCTTGATTCCACGCGCGGCTGGACAACTTGAGAAAATCAGCGGCAATGTGCGGATTGATCCGACGGAATTTCAAGCTTTTTTAAACTGGTGGCAAGTGCTTTGCCAGTCGGGACTACCGGCTATTAGTGCGCCTTGGTTAGCACTGGTGAGCAATCAAAACTATTTTAAATTTTCCAAGCCATGGGAAGCCACACGGCAAGACTATTGGTGGGATGTGAAATTTGAGGGGGTGACGTGTGGCAACGTTTGATCAAGCGTGGGCAGAGGCGGCGGCTAGTGCGCCGAATGATACCGTGCTCATTGATACCTTGGAAGTGGCACATGCGGCATTTTCAGCGCCCTTGCGGGTTTGTAATTCATTTGAGCCATTAGCAGCAGATGGATTAACGTTTCAACCATTTTACTTTGATTTGGAACTGCCCACAGTAGAAGCAGGTACACTGCCGCAACTCTTAGTCAAAATTAATAATTTGAATAAAGCGCTGCGGGAAGAATTGCGCAAAGCCGCAAAAGCTAGCACACCGGCCACAGTACAGTATCGCCAGTATCGGCAAGTGGCTGGGGTAAACGTGTTGGGCGAATACATGCAAATACCGTTGCCGGTGTCGAGTATTAGTATCCCGACAGGGGGTGAGTTCATTACGCTAACCTGTGAGCCTACTAATATCGTCAATCTGCCTTTACATCGCGCGTATTACACGCTGGAACGCTTTCCGGGGCTGCGCTCATGATGCACTGGTCAGAACAGTATTTGGGTAAGCGTTGGACACCTGAGCAGGATTGTTACTATTGGTTCAGCACTATTCAGCGCACGCAGTTTGGACGTTCGACACCGTTTGTGACGGGATCGGAACAAGAAAAGGCATTAGCCTTAATTGAACACCGAATTAAGGTCTGGCGCAGAGTGGGCATAGATCAATTGCAAGAAGGGGATGCGGTGTTAATGCGTCCGACGGGTCGCATGGGTGAGCTGCATCATATTGGGGTGTGGTGTGCTGCGAATCAGGGCGGTGTGTTGCATGCACCCCAAAACGGCACGATCCAGCTTGATGACTGGGTCAGTTTACAGCTCAGTGGCTGGACCGTGCGCGAGTGTTTAACGTATGCCTAATATCTTTGTTAATACCAATCCACTGCGCGATATAAACGATGCCACCTGTTATCCGGTACAGGTGGGCGATACACCGCGTGCTTTTTTTGAAGCACATACTGAGTTACACGATGCCATGGTTATCTGTGTGGTCAATCGTGAGCCGGTGTTGCGGGCGGATTGGGATAAAGCCTTACAAGCGCAAGATGTGGTGCTGTTTGTGGTGCGTCCACGCGGTGGCGGCGGTGGGTCGAATCCAATGCGGGTATTGCTCATGTTAGCAGTGTTGAGTTTTGCAGCGTGGGCTGTGGGTGCAATGTCACTCACGGGCATGATGGCCAGCGTGGTCAAAATGGGCATTGTGATGGCGGGTAGTATGCTAGTTAATCAGCTATTGCCCCTACCCCAGCCACCTGATCCAGCCAAAGTGCCTGAGCCTAGCCCGACGTATAGTTTGCGCGGGCAATCCAATACACCGCGCTTGGGGCAGCCGATCCCGATGCACTACGGACGGCACATTATTTGGCCGGATATGATTGTGCAGCCGTGGTATGAGTATGAAGGCAGCGAGCAGTATTACCACATGCTGTGCTGTCTGGGCGTGGGCAAGATTGTGCCGGAGTCGTGGAAATTCGGAGATATGGATTTTACGAGCTTGGGCGCTTCGGTGGTGCAGTATCAAGTGGCTTATCCGGGGCAAGCCATTACTTTACTCCCTGCTGTGGTGTATTCGGCAACATTGTCGGGCACTGAACTGACCAACTCGTTTTCCGCATCCGCTTATGCTAATCCACCGGCGACCAAGGTGACGCAGTTGGGTGTTGATTTTGCCTTCACGGGGCTGGTGCGATTTGACAATGCGGGCGCTATGCAAAACCAATCGGTGACGGTGGAGGTGCAAGCGCGTCAAGTTAATGACGCGAATACGGCATTGACGGCGTGGGCGGTGGTATCCAGCAAAACTTATACTTATAAAACCGTGGACACGATCCGCGACACGATCAAAATCAATGTCACCAGTGCACGCTACGAAGTACGTACCCGTGTCACTGCTACACCATCTACTGATAGCAAAGTTAGGGATAAGTGTACCTGGGGTGGCTTGCGCGGCTATGGTCAAACACACCCTAACTATGGGGATGTGACGGTGGTAGCGGTGCGCTTGCGGGCTAATGAGCTGTTAAGCCAACAATCCACGCAGCAACTCAATATTGTGGCCACACGTCATTTAAGCGAATGGGCAACCACGTGGAGTGCCTTAAAACCGTCACGGTCGATTGTGTGGGCATTGGCTGATCTCTATTTAAACCAGTCCGCAGGGCGGCAAGCGGAAAACACGCTGCTATTGTCTGAATTGCAGGCGATGCACGACAAGTTAAACACCCTGACACATTATTTTGATTATCGCTTTGATCAAAGTGGCACGAAGTTATTGGATGCGATGCAGATTGCAGCGCGTGCCGGTCGGTGTGCGTTATTCAATCATTTGGGATATTGGCGCATCACCCGTGACGATCCGCGCACCGCACCAGTGCAGATGTTTACTGCGGATAATATTCGGGATTTTCGGCTGGATATTACCTTGCCACAGGCCGGTGAGCCGGATGGGATTGTGGGGCAGTTTATTCGGCCCGATACGTGGCAAGCGGATACCGTGACCATTCCACGCCCCGGTGTAACGACACCCGTCAATCCTGAAACGGTTCAGCTCACTGGAATCACTGGCAGGCAACATGCTTGGGAAGAGATCACGTATTTAGCGCGGGCGGAAGCGCGGCGCGAGTCGGGTTATTTAGTGACGGGCATGGAAGGGCGCATACCGGTTATTAATGATTTGATTGCAGTTTGCCCGGATGGGATTGATTGGGGGGAATGGGGCAGCGTGTTGGCAGTGGCGGGCAATACGCTTACTTTATCGAATCCTACTAGCCTTTCTAGCGGCAAAATCATGTTGCGCGGTCGGGATGGCAAGCCCTTGGGCACGGGAACGTATGATTTTTCTGGTTCAGGTTCCAGTGTGACGGTGGCTAGTTTACCGGCGGGTGTGACCGCAGGCGGTAGCGCTGAGCCGACGTATTACATGCTGGGCGCTGCGAATAGTGATTTGGTTTATTGTCGGGTGCGGTCGATTGAGCCGGAGGCTGATGATTACGTCAAAATAACCTTTATCGTTGAAGATGCTAGCGCTTATACACCGGCTGGTAATGCCCCTGCCAACAGTAACACTGGCGGTGGCGGATCAGTGGTCGATCCGTCCGCAGCGCTTAATATTACGTGGTTGCGCGTGGCGGAGCTGGTGGATAACACCGATTATAAGTTGACCGTAAGCTGGTCGGCAGTGGCTGAAGCTAGTTCGTATGCCTTGGAAGTGTCGAGCAATGGCGGATCAAGCTGGACGCGCATTTATACCGGTGCTGCGACTCAAACGCTTTATAACTCCAAACCGCAGGCGTTGGTGTTTCGTGTCGCGGCGATTAAAACACTGCGCGGTGCGTGGTACACACTCAATTACACAGTGGGCAGCGGCGGTAATGTCTCCCCTCCTCCTTCGGGTTTGGGTTTGCAAGCCGCATTTACGGGGTCGATTTGTCGGATTGCTTGGAATTTGGTGAGTGGCATTAGTAAATACCGGCTGCGTATTTATAACACGAGTACCCTCACTTTGCGGCGCACGGTTGATTTGGCGACAAATAGTTACGATTACAGCTACTTGATGGCGACGGATGATGGTGGACCGTGGCGCCAATTGACGTTTCGGCTTTGGTCGATTGATGCGGCTGGCAATGAATCGGCTACGTATACGCAGGTGCAAGTCAGCAACCCGCAAGTCGGGGCGCTGGCGAATGTTACTGCCACCGGCTTTCAGGGCATGATTATGGTCGAATACGATTGGCCCGCGAATCAACCGGATGCGGCGGGCGTGCTGGTGTTTATGTCCCCTACTTCGGGCTTTACACCAAATAGTACGACGCAGGTTTATGACGGCACGGACGCAGTGATTGGGATCCCTGCCAGCACGCAAACCACACAATACTTGCGCGTGGCGGGATATGACTTTTGGGGGGCAGATAGTCTCACGTATTCAGCCCAGCTCACGGCCACAGCAGGCAAGTTCAATCCGTTTGATATTGTAGGCGGGCTTGATCCTATTCCTGTCGTAGCAGCATTGCCTAATCCAGTGGGTTATAACGGCTACACAACTGTGTCATTTGGCGGCAAGCTTTATAAGCTGGTGTCTGGCATATGGAAGGCGGTGACAGCGGGGCCGATTGAAGTTAATGCAATAACGGCGGCGATGATCCAAGCGGGTGCTATTAGTAGTGACAAGATTGCGGCTAATGCGATTGGGGCTGACAATATTATGGCCAATGCGGTCACTGCGGGAAAAATATCAGTTGCCAATTTATCGGCGATTAGTGCAGCGATGGGCATGCTCACGACAGGACGCTTGCAGAACGCTACCGGGCGGGCGTTGTTTAATTTGGATGCAACCGGCGTACAGAATTTTATCCATCTGAAAAATACGTTAGATCAGGATGTGTTGCGCATTAATGCCAATGGTGACGCGTATTTTAAGGGCAAAGTCGAAGTCACCGAATTAGTGGCCACGACGGCTATTATCGACACCGCTCTCATTAAAAACGGCATTAGTACGCTGTATGGCGGCACAAATAATTCCGTGGGAAGTTTTGGCGTCGGAGAGGTCGCTATTAATAATGCTACGTTTGACGGCGGCGAAAATATGCTGTGTTTTTTCCGAATTGAAGGACTGAGGCCTTATACTCAAACGTTTAGCGGGGGGGATTATACGACAACGTTTCCGACTATCGAGGTGCGCATGTATGTTGATACAGAACTATTAGCGCGTGTTTACATCTATGGTGAAACAATACCAGAAAGTTACGGTAGCGGTGCAGTGGGCACCGCACGCAAATATTATCGAGTATCCGATTATTTTCAGATCCCGTCTAACTATACTGGCGCACGCAATGTTTGGTTAAAGGTTTATTCGCCCGTGGCGGGTGGCACGACGCAAACCAGCAACATCAGCATTATTAAAATGAAAAAATAAGGAAAACCTATGCAACCGCTCAATCATACTCAATCCTTTATGGCTGGATTAAAACGGCATATTGACTGGCGTGAAGCCAATCCAGACCGCGAACCATTATCCTCCCCTTGCTGTATTGAATTAGAGCGGGTGCAGGATATGCAGGCAGAAATCACCGAAGCGCAAAACACGATATTGGCGAATAGTGCAAAGTCGTGGGTATTGACGCTGCCGAATGCGGAAAGCGTGGGCGCGGCGCAACAGCGAATTAGGATGACAGGAAGTCCGATAGATGGAGCATCATCCTACCATCGCGGAATTTTGAAAAAAAATGGTCGGTATTATGTTGCTGGCGGCGGTTGGATTTTTATATACGATGAGCAACTTAATAAACAAGGACAATGGGGGATTAATCAATCCATCACTACGATTACAGCTACTAGCAATGGCTATGAAGGTTACTTGAATGCGGTTGATTTTGCGGCCGATGGCCGTGGGCTGGTGTGTATGGATTTGCACCATGTAGTGCGGGTTTTTAGTGCAGATGGATTAACCCGTTTATTCGATATTGGCACGTGGAACACCGCAGGTTATGTTAATACTAACTGTTTATATCACCCTTACAGCGCTATTTGGACCAAGGACGGTAATATTCTGGTGGCTAGTTACTCCGGTAATGATATTTCAACCAGCGGAAACTATGGGCACGTGAGTTTGTATAATGGGCAGACGGGCGCATTTATTCGCACGCTATTTAAGGGACATAATATCTTGCGTCTAGCTGATGCTAGAGTTCAAAACCCTTCGTATTTACATCAAACTGAGGATAAGATTTATGTATCCAGTTATAGCGGGCAACAGATTGGGGTTTTGGATGCAGCGACGTTAACGTTATTAAGTGTAATTACTGCCCCTACTGAATATTCGCTCTTAAATTTAGTGATGAATCCCTATGGAGTTTACGCTGATAAGAAAAGTAATACCTTAGTTATTGCGGTTTATAATACTCATCATATTCTGGGTCTAAGTTTAGATTCTTATAGCTTTAAATGGGTGTTGCAGTCGCAAGGGGCTGCTAGTTCGCTTAATCCACTGGATAGAAAGAATCCGTGGGGTATAGCGGTGATGGATAATGGCGATTTATTAATCGGGGATAATGGTTACCATCGGTTGACGCGCTTGCCGGTGTCGGGGAAGTTGAGCGTGGAGTATGATTTGGAGTTTGATTCGCAGAATTTTCGGGTCGATACGACGAATATGCCGGTTGGAACTTATAAGGATTATAAGCTAACGCTGGAAGTGCCTGCTGATCAGCTTACGAATCTGCCCCAGATCTTGGTGCCATTGGTGCAAAAGTAGCAAACGTCTAGTCTGCCCTATTCCACTGGCCTTCGCCGGTGAGTAGGTAGTGGCCGGAGTAGTCGAAAAGCTCGATGAGCCGTTGCAGCATGTGGCTGGTGACGGTTATTTCTAGGCGTTCCATGGCGCGGATGTGACGTGGGGTTTCGCCGAGTAGCGCTGCCCAATCATCTTGCCCATAACCTTTGCTTATGCGAATATCACGGATGCGTTCGCATAGCATTTGTTCTTGAATTGTCAATGTGGTGTGAACCATAGTCCCTCGCAAAAAAGGTGCTAGTTGCTGCTAGCACCTTTTATTTTATGTGTTTTATTCAGACGAAGCGCTGATTTTCCGCCAATCTGTCAATAGGTTAGGCATTGCGGCGGGTGTTGAAGGTAATTTGGCTATTCCTTTGTGTGTTATTTGCACGCTTCCAAACCAACGTAATAAGCGATTGAACCGGCGGTAAGGGCAGTCATGTTTGGATCAGGTTGGGATTGTTCCATCGCGGCGCGGGTTTCGCCCGTTCCTAGATATTTGAAGGTTCCAGCAGCGCAATCATACAATCTGGATGAATAGCTGATTCCACTAATGCCCACACGCTTGGTGATGATCACGCTATCTTCACCTTTTTTGGCTTTATCCAAGACATAAAAACTGGCGTTTGGATCAGAGGGTACGGCAAGCGGTTGGGTATTTTCAGAGGGTGCAGGATCGGCAGGTGCTGCGGTGGGTGCGGGTTCATCGCTGTAGCTGGTGGATTTTCTCCCCTCACAAGCCGTTAAAGATACCAGCACACCTGCCGTGAATAACGTCACAAAAATCCGCATAAGAAGCCCTTTTCAAGAGTTGATGAATCAGTTTTTGGTGTGGTGAGGATTCCCATTCTTGGGTGGGATTGACCAAAACTTGGTTAGCTTTTCCCCCAAACTTGGGTAAATCGCTTACCTAAACTTGGTAACATACATATATATACCTTACACAGTAGTAAACACTACACACAGTGTGTGTTGACTTAGCCCTTCCGAGTTACAAGGCCAACAGAACTTATTGAACTGATATTTGCCATGGGGACAAACACCACACTATCAATATAGTGAGCATCAAACTCAACTTGAGGAACACCAATTAATGGAATTGCCATTAACGTAATCGAAACACCATGATCAGAGAGTCGACTGATATTCATCACGACTCCTAAGGCGGCTGATTCAGCTAACAAAGGTGGTACTTCTTTGAAGTTCACGTACAAACAGGTATCGTCTTTTTTGCTCAACGCAATGCCCAAGCGCGTTTTTGTCCAAGCACGAATTTTTGTGAAATCTTCCGTAGTTGATTCGAGATTAAATTTCACTTCCCCTCCTTCCAATCGCGAAACTCTGGCACAGCCCGCTCTAGTTGCTTTTCCAACCACACCACATCGTCCGCACCATGCTCAGATGCAAAAGCGCGCACAAAATCACAGATCACCGCCGCCCTGCCGTCCCTGCTCTCTACGTAGGTATTCTTGCCCTCTGCGACGATATGGCCGTGGTTAACGCCAGTGGACACGACCGTTGATCCTTTACCGTAAGTAACTACGGTCTGATTAGTCCCCGATTGCCCCCGAAACATCTGCCCTTCTCCGGTAATGAGCCAATCTAAGTTGATGTCGTAGTCATACATGCACGCAAAAAAATCTAATTTTGGTTCTGATCGCCCACTCGCATAGTTGTGAAACGTCGAATAAGCCATGCCTACTTCAACAGCCAGCTCTTTGACGTTCAAATTTTTTGCTTTGCAAATTTCCGATATGCGATTCGGTATTAAGTTTTTTCTTAAAATATTCAATTTAAGATTTACAAATACCCAAAATGGTATTACGATGTTTAAAAGTTGACAGACAGACATTAAAACACGAAAGGAATTTGTATGAAAGATGAACGAGTGAGCTTTCGTTGTACTCGTGAGCAACTTCATTTTTTAAATGCTGAGGCAATCAGACGCAGTACACCCGATAAGATGGTAAAACCTGTGGATGTACTCAGAGATTTGATAGTAGAGAAGATGCAAGAAAGCCAATCAAAAGAAAAATTGGCGGCATAAAAGACGAAGGGATTAGGAGCTACCAACTACCTAATCCCCTCTTCCGAGTCGAAGCACTAACTTCGACAACGGCACAGGCAGAGACACTTTGAACGAGCACTCTGCCCGACCAGATTATATCAAATCGGGCTTACTTTGCCTGTGTTTTCCGACAACAAACTCAATTGGGAAAACACAATGAAATCATTACAACGTGATGGCACTTATTACACTTCTGACCTTAAACGTCGTCCCCTGCTGACACCCCGTCACCGCACTTATTGGGATGGCAATCGCTCCAACTTCCTGCCCTCCCCGTCCAGTCCTACCACACGCAGCATTGCACAGTTATTGCGTTGGGCAGCACCCAACCAAATCGCACAGCACTTGGAAGCATAAACATGAATCAAAAAAACCTCATGGACCTTCGATTCATGCTGCAAAGCGCGGAAGATGCGCTGGCGTTGCTGCATGATCCAAACGCTTATGTGTCGATTTATGTGGGTCACAAACACTACTCCACCTCAACCATTTTCCTGCCACAACAGGCTTGGGAAGCGGGCGAACGGGATTTATTGCGCTGCCTGTTGCAAGACGCGCATAAAAATTACGTGGAAAAGCTTAAGCAACAAATTGAAGTAGCAAAACAGGCACTGGAGGCGACGCATGTTTAATAAATACCTTACTCCTAGCGAACAGCGCAGCTTGTTGGCGACCATCAAAAAGCATAAAGCTTTGGATGCGCAGCGCGATGCGGCTTGGATGGAATTGGCGGTTTATACCGGTATTCGGGTATCGCCCTTAACCAAGCTCACGGTCGGCGATGCACGCAGAGCACTAGCATCCAAGCGGTTTGTGATCCGTGCGGAGATCAATAAACGCCATGTAAAAAGCGAAAACGCACTGCACCGGAATACTGAAGATGCGCTGCGCGATTTGCTGAAAATCCGTGCGCAAATGGGCTGCGACAATAGCGATTTTGATGCCCCCCTGTTGGTAAGTATCAAAGGAAAGCGCGACAAATTGCAGCCTCTTACCCCGCGTGCCTTGCAAATTGCCATGCGCAAATGGGCACGATTAGCCGGGTTGGCATGTGCCGAGGAAATTACCCCGCATTGGTTACGCCACACCTTAGCAAAACGGATTATTGCTAGCAGCACCAGTAACAACCCGCTGGGCATTGTGCGCGCGGTGTTGGGACACAAAAGCATTGCGACCACAGCGATTTATGTGGAACCGGATAAGGATGAGGTGGATTCAGCGATTTTGGAGGTGGCGTGATGGCATTAAAAATTCATTACCGCTGCCTTTGCTGTGGCAAAAAACTAAGTGATCCGCTTTCAATGGAGGTCGGTTTGGGGCCGATATGCAGAATGACTATTAAAAATAAGAAAGATGTAGAGCCAGAATTATTTGGTGGTTCCAACTTCGTTTTTTATCACTTGGAAGGTGTGCTGTGCATTGTTGACCTAGACACCGGCGGCAAGTCAGTCACCAATGATATGGAAAACATCCTTGCTCGCCTACAAAACGAAAACGGTATTGATTTGTATGCCCAGCCGATCATGTATCGCGATTCGTTGAAAATTTGGGATGGCGTGCAGGTACACCCCGTTGGTAAACGCACCTTTTACACCTCGTTTTTCTCTCTGAATGAGCGCGATGAAAACGCAGCAATTGCCAAAGTGAAAGCGATGCAGGAGGTGGCGGCATGAGCGTAATCATAATTTTACAGTGTGATTTATGTGGTAAAACTCATCTTAGGCGATCTAGCGAAACAAAAAAAGAAGCGCTATTTACACTCAAATTAGCTCTAAAGCTATGCAATGAAGATGGTTACATTTGTCCTGACTGCGATGAGCAACAGCAGCAGACTGAAGAGGACAATGTATGAGCCTAATCACTCTACTCGACAAAGCGCTAGCCACTGATTTGAGTAAATCCGAACACCGTGCCTTTTTGGCGCTATTACGCCAGACCCTTGGTTTTAACAAAGTGAGTGATGCGTTGACGTTTAACCGACTCGCCAAGCTCATGGGATTGCGCAAAGACCACGCCAAGAAAGCAGTTCAAGGTGTGGTGGATGCTGGATTATTCCAGCAAGTTCCACACGCTGAGTATGAGTTCACTTATTCCGTGCCGATGGTGGAGCCGACTCGCGTGAGTCGACCTGCTCAGGAAATCAATTTGCCCGAGGGATTGGACGATGAAACCACAGCCACACTACAACGTAGCCTTAAAACCCTTTGCCCTACCGATGCACAGCATGTTTGCCAGTTGCTGGGCAAAGCCATGCAAGACGGTTCGATACGCACTACCCCGCTACGCTTTGCCAGTGCCTTGGTCAAAGCCGCCAAGGTCGGTGCATTGGATATTAGTGCGTTATCGGCGCAGCCAATCGCGCAGCAGCCACCACAAGCGCAAAAGAAGCATCCTGATTTAGAGGCAAGATTCAGAGATTCGTTTTTTGCTCAAGTGGCCCAACTGACTGGGCAGCCGATTGAATTAGTGCGGGCGCAACATGGCTGCGGTTGAAACGGTGCAGTTTACGGCACGGATTGACTCGCGAGTCATGCGAGTCATTAAGAAAGAGGCCGCACAAACAGGGCAAAGCACCAATGAGAAGCTGAATTATTTGCTACAGCTTGGGCTTATTACATTAGCCCAAAAACGAAAAGCCACTGTTGAAGCAGTGGCTCAGGTGGCTAAACCATAAAGGTATGAATTAAATGGATAACCAAAATCATCGTAACGACTCCCTAGAGTCAGGTCAAGTTGAATGGCGCAGAGTCTACAGTGTCACTATTGCATTGCTTGCCGCCAGCGCAGCGTTTTATAGCATAGTGTCACCGATTACCCGACTGGACGCTATCAATCCCCTCCTTTGGTTGCATGTTGCACAACAAGATGCACCACTCACCGCTGTGGCGTGCGCTTTAGCGTATGTTGTATGGCATTTCAGTTTTTCACACCCGATCTTAGGCAGTTTGGCGTGCGTGGGTGCCGTGCTTTGTGCCGCTACGTTGGTGCAAGGGGGCTAATATGACTAATCAATACATTTTAAAAGGGCAGATTCAGCAGTTAGAAAAAAAGCGTCACCATCTGCAGGCGCACTTGATTGACATTCTGACTGGCTTGAATGTGTTTCGCTGGGTCACGCTACTTCTGTACCTCGCATTTACATTGTCGCTCTATGTTGGCGATGTGATGAATTTAAAAACCCTAGCCGATAGCTTGTTCGGTAGCTTTCTTGGGTTTGGGTTATATCTGGGCATTGCCTGCGGTTCGGCTTTTGCACTGGCCAAGTTTAAGCACAATTTTTATGTATACCGTGGGATTCATGGCGGCGCACTCATCATGGTGGGTGTGGTGATTATCATGGGGTTGACCGCAGAAATATTTCAGTCCAGCGGTCAACAGGATACGAAAGCGAGAGCCGGTGCTGAATCCAGCCAACAGTATCAAGCCACATTACAGCAATCCCCGACAGCCGCACTAAGCCAAGGCTATGCTGATCCTTATGCGGACCGACTCATTAATCTACGCGGCGAACTGGCGAAAGCTATGGAGTTGGAGCGCACGTGTGTGAAGACCTGTGCCACGCAGCGCCAGCGGGTGGAGTCGTTAGAAGGGAAAATTGCGGCGGTCCAGCAATTGCAGAAAGAAAGTGCCACCAAGCATTCCACTGACCTGACTTCAGCGCAAGCGATGCACAATGCGCAACTAAACCAAATTGAAGAAAAGCATTATAACCCGACGATTCGTTCCGTGAAGGAGTTGACCGGCGTAGGGATTGGCACAGCGATTACCATCATCATGGGGATCATTAGCATCATCTTTGAAATCTGCCATGGTTATTTTAGCTCAATGTATAACCGCACCTTGCGCAGTATTGAGGCTATTGATAATCAGTTAGTGGCGTTGCGCGGACAGTATGCCGATCTGACGGGTAAAGACTACGATGACCTGACCGAATCGGCGCAACAACCTGACCGTGCAAAATCGAACCTGACCGAATCGGCGCAACAACCTGACCTGACCTTCAGAGGGTTGTCCGGTGCAGTCAGTGCGTTTGCACCCAACCTGACCCGATCAGTCTCCCCTGCCCTGTCTACTCCACCCGAAGGTGTATTACAGCACCTAGCTGTCGAGCTAGATAAAGCGCAACAATCTAGGGATCAGCTCAGCCATAAAATGGCGAATGCCTTGAGCAACAACGCTGCTCTATCTACATTCGGTAGGGAATTACAACGGGCTGGTATCCCCTACCCTGATGATCCGGTTCTCGATAAAGCAGCAGATAAGGACAGCATTCTGCGTATTATCGGTCAAGCTACCCCACTTGACCGTTCTGCCCCCCTGCCGGAAAACAACTTGACCGGTCAAGTGGCTGAACCTGACCGAAAAGTAGGTCAAGTGTCCGGTCAGGTAGGCGGACAAGTCTCAGAGAACGATGAAAAATTAGCCAAAGCAATGGCAGAAATTGAAGCGATGAAAGCTCAAAAAGCTAAGCTGGAAGCGGATTCGGTCAAGTTGGCGGAGCAATTAAAAGCCGAACAAGCCAAGCGGGAAGCGGAGTCGGTCAAGTTGGCGGAACAACTAAAAGCAGAACAAGCCAAGCGGGAAGCGGAAGCGCGGGCACACGCAGAAGCTGCACGAGTGGCACAGGAAAAAGCCAAAGCGGAAGCGCGTGCCAAAGCGGAAGCGCGTGCCAAAGCGGAAGCGCAAGCAAAAGCTGAGCGGGATCGCATTGCGGCTGAGATGCGCGAACGGGCAGAAGTGGCACGTTTAGCAAGGGAGCAAGCCGAAGCTAAGGCACGTGCTCAAGCGGAAGCCGAACGCTTGGCACGGGAAGCGGCGGAAGCTGAAGCACGTGCTCAAGCCGAGCGTGAGGCGGAAATGGGCAAGTTGACCGAGGATCAGATCCAAATAGCTGCGGCTGCTATTAAATCTGCGATTCAATCTGGTCGCGTTACAACACTAGGTTTCGGTTCGCTCAAAGAAGAGTTGAAAGCGGTCGGTCTACCTACCAGTTCAGATAGTCTCAAAAAGCTCATCAAGTTAGGCTGCCACGCTTTGGAAGCGCAAGGGCTGGTACAGCTTGATCCTAACTACTCAAAGGGCAAGCCGCTTTACATCATTGCGTAAGCAATCACGGGCAGGGCACACGTCCTGCCCAAACTATTGGAAGATAATATGTTAGCAAATCCAAAAATTGGGCAGCCCGTTCGGATTAATTACAAGAACAAATCTATGCCATTGCAGGGTATGGAAGGAGTTATTTCGGTAGTAGGTCTGGGCAAGCCCAGAAACCACGGTGTTATCGTCGCTGGAGTTGTGTATGTCATTCCATGCGGCAATTTATGCAAGTTGACTAGGAAGTAGGCTATGCCAATCCGAAAAGACTTAAAACCGCTTTATCCGGCGAATTGGAAGCAATTAAGCACTGATTTAAAAGCAAAGGCCGGTTGGGAGTGCCAAGGGTGTGGGATGCCACAGTATGGACTAGCTTTTTGGGATGAAGGCTTGGGGCGTTATCAGCTTATTAAGGGGAACCGCTTTTATGATCAATTGGAATATACAGAAAGCTATAAAAGCGCGATAGCAGCAAAGCAACACCTAGAACAGTGGTGTGACTATCCAAACAAATTAATCATTATTGTGCTAACGGTGGCACACCTAGATCACGATCCAACCAACAATGATCCCAGCAATTTGCGGGTCTTGTGCGGTCGGTGTCATTTGCAGTATGACGAACCGCATCACCGCGCAAACCGTGTACGCAATGCACGTTGTGGCAAAACTATCGATATGTTTGAGCCATAGCATGGCGTTTAGTGTGGTTGGGGAAAAAGCGGGTGCGGCGCCGATGGAGCGGGTGATTGATGGCCCGATGGCGGAGGCAAAGCGATTTGTTGAGCAGTTAAATCTGCGCGAATTGCGTAAGCCCGAATCATACCGCTGGTGGTGGCGAATAGTTGATGAAGTGGATGCGCCAGCATCTGAGGATTTTATTGCGCTAAAAACGCTGACGCCGGAACTAAAGGGCAAGGTCTGGCAACGGATGAAGGAGCGCAAGCCAGCCAAAGCGGCATTGTTTAAAGACCCGTTTGTGTTGGCACTACAACAGGAGTTTGGGGCGGAATGGTTAATAACGACAAGGGAATTAAAGGAGCTAACGGATGATTGATCAGGATACGCTGCAACAGGTGCAGGCGGTGGTGGATAAGCTTTACGCGGATTATCACATCACACTGATTTTGACACGCGGCACGGAGCCAGTGGAGATGCTAGTGGCGAGTAATGAGGACCTGCCGGTGTTGGTGGGGGCCTTGCAGTCAACGCTGGCGGATTTTATGAGTCGCTGGCAGATACATCAGATTGGCAATAACACCATACATTAATAAAAGGGGCAGGCAGTGGCTACGGACAACTATATAACAGCCTATATAACAGCCGTAAAAAAAGCTGCATCGGATTTGCACGATGTGGCCAACAAATTGGGGTTACAACAGGGCAAGGGGCAAGCTGGGGAAAATCGGCTTTATCACTCACCGGCGCATCCTGATAAAACACCGTCGCTGTCTATTTTCAAAGCCAGAGATGGGGAGCTGGCGTGGAAGGATCACAGCACGAATGATGCGGGCGATGCAATTGAGCTGGTGAAATATACCAAAGGGCTGCCGTTTTTGGATGCGGTCGATACCTTAGCAGGGTGGTATGGGGTGCAAAAGGATATGCCGCCAGCTGCACCAGTGGAAAAGTCACGCATTGAATATATCGCGGATCAAGTATTAAAGCCGCAAGGTTTGGCGGACGCGACCGCGTATCTGGTGAGTCGTGGCATTGTTGAGCCGGTTATACAACAGGCTTGGAATGCCAAAGCGATTGGCTGGAATAGCTACACCAGCCAAACTAAGCCGGAGGGCGAAGTGGGGCATGGTGGCAAGGGTGTGGCGTTTGTGGTGCGGGATCGGTTAAGCAATCGGGTGATTGGGGTGGATACACGTTACCAAGCACCGGAGCTGAATGGCGGAATCAAAACTAATTCGCAAGGCGAAAAGAACGATGCGCCGTGGGTGGTGGGTTGGGCAGATTTTCGCAAGGCGCACACGGTTTATATTACAGAGTCACCCATTAATGCGTTGAGTATTTTGAGTTGTGTCAAAAAGGGTGTCAGTGCGCTGGCATTACGTGGCACGGCGAATGCGGCGAATTTGTCTGAGTCGCTATTCGAGGGTAAGCAGGTGCTGATTTGCCCAGACCATGATGCTCCCTTCGAAAAAGGGCACAAGTTGGCTGGGATTCGACCTGGTGCAACGGCGGCGTGGTTGTTGTATGACCGGCTGAGTCATGCGGGGATTCCGTGCCAGATCGTGGATACGTCGGAGTGGGAATTAGGCACGGACATAAATGACATTCTGAAAAAGGAAGGGGTGCAGGGCTGCAAAGCGCGTTTGTCGAGTGTTGAGCATAACGCTATCCCTGGGCTTTGGAGCAAAGAGAATTTAGGGAAGCCACGCTTTTATTTGCCGGAGCATGATTGGCAGCGGTATTGGCGTTATCGGGTAGAGTCGGATTTTACGCGCTATCTGGACAAGTTTGAGCGCGGGGATGATGGCGAAATCAAACAGCCGGAATATGTGGATTTGGCGGCGTTTCGCGTGGCTAAGGTTGACCGGATGAAGATTCAAAGCTGGCAGGCGACGGTGTTGAATGCACCGGATGGGCAGCCGGATACCATGTTTAAGGTGTCATGCCAAACCGCACACCAAGGGCGTAGCCTCACACGCATGACCATGACTAGCGAACAATTTGCGAATCCGCAGACCTGGGCGAAGTTTGGCTATATTTACAAACCGGCGGAATTTATGCGCTTGACGGCGATTTATTCAAAAACATTGGATGAGTCGGAGCAATTGGCGGTGAATTTTGTCGGCTTGGCTTATAAGGCAGGTAAGCCGGTGATTAATAATGGCCCGGATTGCTATTTTCAGGATGCAGAAGTGCAGTGTCCCTACCATGCGCTGATTTTTAATGCGGGAACTCGTGAGAATGCAGCCACGATTATTCAGGCGTACCAAGCGACGTTTAAGCAAAATGCGGCGGCGCTGCCGGTGGTGTGGGCATTAGGTGCACATTTAAAGGTGTTTCTGGGATGGTGGCCGCATATGCAAATGGAAGCGGAAAAGGGGTCGGGGAAATCCACGTTGATGGATGCGCTGGCCAGAACGCTACAGATGCAGATTTTTGGTGCGGATATGCTCAAAACGTCGTATCGCACGCAGCACAGCGTGAGCTACACGGGTCATCCGGTGATGTGGGAGGAGATTGGGACCAATTCACCAGAGGCAATTAAGTCGGGCAATGATCGCTTGCAGGAGGCGTATAACTACCGCCAAGCCTTGCGCGGCAAAACGACCTATCTTTCGTCTGCACCCGTGCTTTTAGGTGGCGAAGAAGTGGATATGAACTCACTGATTGGCAAGTTGACACGCACGTCGATTAAAGCGCATTTGCAGGGCGTGCCAATTTCCGGCGATTTGCCGGTGTTTCCGCTTAAAGAATGGTTGGAGTTTTTGGCCAAGTTAAAGCGCAGTGACGTTGAAGAAAGCCTAGAACGGTGCGTCAAGTATTTGATGAGCCAAGCCATGACGCGGGAAGGCGATGCGAATGCGCGGCGGATTGTGAAGAACTTTGCGGCGATTTATTTGGCGTGGGCGTATTTGTGTGAGTTTGCAGCAATCCAAACCACACAGGGCGAGTTTTTACAGGATTTGATTCGAGAGATGAATAGTTTTCTGAAGGAAACGGAAGCGAGTCGCCAGCCCTGGGTATGGATTGCGGAGATTATATTCAGTGAGATTGATGCGCGGCGCTATCCGTTTCCGTTTTCAGTCGATGAGATCATTCATCAAGGGCAGCCAGCGCGGGTTTTAATGATTCGGCATACGCAGATGATGGAGCATATTCGCCATTCGAATCATTTAAAGCAGCGGCTGGAAGCGTTACCAATTCGTCAGGCAAAAACATTTAAGGAACAAATGAACTCATGCGGGATTATTTTGCGTGAAAATTGCGAAAAGCGCATTGGTATGGGTCGGGTCACGGGATTATTGGCGCTCAGCATGGAAAAGCTGGAGCAGTTTGGCTTAAGTTTGGCGCGGGAGGTTAATAGCGAGTAATGGCTAAGCAGCGCAAGGAAGGGCTGTATTTGCGGGGTGCTATTTGGTGGTGTCGCTATTATGATCAAAACAATAAATTGCAGCGTGAATCGCTGGACACCACACAACACGCGATTGCGTTGGAGCGATTTGCGGCTAAGCAGCCACCTGCTAGGCGTGATAAGCCCAGCGTGGCGGATGTGTTGGATTTGTATCATTTTGAGCGGGGTCAATCGTCAAAGCGGGGTGGGTATTTGTCCGCACGGCGGCTGTTGTTAGCGTATTTTTCGGGGATGTTGTGGGAAGAGTTGGGCGATGTACGCCACCCACGCAGCTTTAAGCAGTTTATTAAGGAGCGGTCGCAGCAAGTTAGCCCTGCTACTGTCAATATTGAGATCGGCATTTTATCAGCAGCGGCGAATGTGGCGATTGATCAGCAGTTTGCGATTAAAAACTATTTGACGCGGCAAAAGCTGAAGGTTTTTGAGCCTGACCCGATTTTTATTACGCAGGATCAAGCGTTGGCTTTGTTGGAGGCAGCGCGATTCAATCAGCGCAAATTCGCGCATCATCAAAAACCAACATTATATAATTGGCTGTGTATTGCCTTAGGCACGGGAATGCGCATGTCGGAAATTCTGAAATTGCAGCGCACGGATGTGGATTTAGTGCAGCAAGTGATTCGGCTATCAACTTCAAAAAGCGATAAGCCGCACAGTATACCCATGACGCAAGGTGTGGTGGCGGCGGTGCAGCGGTGTTTGGCGCTGAGCAATAACCAATGGCTATTTCCGTCACCCAAAGCGGGGCACATTCGCACGATCTATCCACAGTTTCGGCGCGCGTGTGTGCGGGCGGGTATTCCGATTACTAATAAAGCGTTAGGGGTGCAGGGTGTGCGGGTGCATACCACACGGCACACGGTCGCCAGTTGGTTGGTGCAGGACGGTGTGCCATTGTTGCAAGTTGGGGATTTACTCAACCATAGTTCAGTGAAGACCACAGAGCGTTATGCGCATTTGTCGCCGGAAGGTCGGGCGGCGGTGGTGGGGAAGTTGCCGAAGTTTAACTTCTAAATTTGTTTATTATTTTCTTTACATATACCCAAAACGGGTATAATATTAATCTCATCAGGTAGCGAAAAGCGCAAGCCTGAAACCAGACCACTAATATTTAGAGGTAACAAAAATGAACAAGTCAACTATCTTCAAAATGGCTCATCAGTTAGCAAAATCTGTCCACCAAACAGGCGATTGCTACCATGTTACCTTTTCAGTGGCTCTAAAAATTATTATCAATGGAGCTAAGAAAATGACTGCAACTAAAGTAACTGTATCTGACTCTTTCCCAGCTTATAACGAGCGTCGCTATGGCAAGCCTTGGGGCGCTGTTATCACGTTTGATGGCACAAAAGCCAAATATGATTTTGTCGGAACTTACATGGGAAAGGCTGGCGATGCGGGCGATGTTGTTATTGAGTGCATGGCCGGTGACATTGTGGCGTTTGGTCGCAAAGATAACCGCAGCAACAACACCTACAATGAGTGGTACATCGTAGGTAGCAATGGTGAGCTGCAATCAGTTGATAAAAAAGCTGCCTACGAATACTACAAAAGTAAAGGAGTTTAATATGAGTGTCGACACTTATCAGGACGAGGATAGCGGGCTGTGGGGATACATTATATACAACGGCAGCGATGCCGTTGGCACCTCAAAAGCCATTTACGATAGTTCTACCCAAGCAATAAAAGAGGGTTATGGGGCAATTGCCGAATCTGACACCTTCTTCTAAACAAAACGGCAGCTCCAGTGGGGGCTGCTTTTTTTATCACGTTACGATAAAAAGGATGCTCTTATGACAACAAAGACCCACAACGTGCAAAAAACTAACGAAATCTTTAATCGCCTGTGTGCTGCTATGCAGCTCAGCACCGATGAGCGAGTAAGTTTTATGACCGAGGCAGGATATTCGGTATCTAAATCAAAAGTGGTGGCGTGGGGCAGCAGGGGGAAAAACTACGCTGAAATGCCGGAGGAGGCACTCACTTTATTTTTAAAACGGGTGCAAACTCACTCTAAATCCCCGCTTATAATTTTCCTAGCCCAGAAAATAGTGGATGCTGGAGAGTATGAGCGCTTGGGAGTGGAGATGGAGGCACTCAGCGAATTAGTCATGCTCACAAATCGTGAATATGGATATACCCCTGCCAACCTCCGTCACGAGTGTAAGCTAGCAGGCGGACGCGAAGTATTTGCCAAGCTCCACAACATACCACCGGCGACACTTAATAAGTGGTGCCACGATGGCATTGACCCCAGCAACTGGCGGGATATGCCCGCCGCTAAATGGGCAGAAATTTTTAATAAAAGTAATATTTAATTCTTTACATATACCCAAAACGGGTATATTATATATTTCATCAGGTAGCGAAAAGCGCAAGCCTGAAACCAGACCACTAATTTTTAGAGGAAAGTAACATGATCACAATCAATATTGCTCACACTGTATCCGACAAACAATATAACGCAGCTAAGAACGTTGTTGAAAAGGCATTTTCTACAGAACCGTATTTAAACGGTGTGCTGTACCAAATAGAACGCGATGAGTTTACATTCATCGACGGTTATGGCTCAGATGATGCAAATTACTTAGTTTTATTGAAAAAAATTCAGCGGGCTATTGCTGAAAACTAATCAACACACTGGGACAGTAAATTAATTCTGTCAGTCCACTAATACTTAGAGGAAAAGAGCATGAGCAACATAAAGCGCAACCGCGCCTTCAAAAATAAAAACTACTTACCCTCCAAACACGCACATTTAAGCAAGGCTATCCCTGATACTTTAGTGGATATGCTTACCTCTAAGCAGTTGGAGGCGGTGATAGAAGTAATGGACAATTACTATCACCAAAGCAAGCGCGAAGCCATCAAAAATATTCTGGCGGAAAAAGAAGTCTGGTCGGATGAGGATCAATGCTTTTACGACTTAGTTAAAGCGGAGTCGTAAAAAATGAAATATGAGGAACTTATGAACGAGTTCCTCAAAGTGAAGCGCTCACTTTGGGGCCCAGAAACCTATACTGACTTAGTAAGTCAATATAATAACGATGTTTATCCGGTGATTGGTCGGATGGACATCAACGAAATTACACCTCCGATCCTAATTGCGCTCTTGCGCAAAATAGAGGGCAGGGGCAACATCAATACCGCCCGACGCACACGGGCACGCATCGATCAAGTGTACCGCTACGCCATTGCCTGCGGATACACCGCCTACAATCCAGCCTGCGGGCTAGTTGATGCGTTGCAACCTCATAAGGTAAAAGGGCATGCGTTTTTAAATGCTGACACCACCGCCTTTAAAAAATTTTTACGAGCGGTACGGGATGGAGGCAAGCTAAACGAAATACACTACGATGCCTGGCTATTAATTGTTTATACAGCCAAGCGCCGTAGCGAGGTAGCATTTGCCGAGTGGAGTGAGATTGACTTTGCAAAATCGCTTTGGCAAATCCCTGCTGAGCGCACTAAAACAGGCAAGCCTCATGCTTGCCCCTTATCACCATCGGCTATAAGAGTGCTCCAGCGCCGCAATGAGCAGCGCCGCAATCAATACATATTCCCGCACGCCTCGCGGGAGGATCGACCCATGAATCGGTGGATGATTTGGCAGTCAATCCGCCGCACCGGCTACACCGGCAAAATGACTCTGCACGGTGTGAGAAAAATATTTAGCACCCACGCCCATGAAAGCGGGCTGTGGTCAGTGGATGCCATAGAGACACAGTTGTCGCACGAAATATCCGGCGTGCGCGGTATTTATAATAAATCCATATACCTTGGCGAGCGGCAACGACTGGTCGATTGGTGGGGTAGTGAGATCGATAGTTGGCTTGGTACAAAATAAACCAAGAGCCGCGCACGTCGCGGCTTTTTTGTGCCTGTTCTGTCTATAAACTCTTAATATTATAGACAGTGCAGAAATATTTTAGTAACTGTCTATAATTTCGTTATTTACAGATTAAAAACAGTATTTTACTAAAAGTAATTATTGGACTAATAGCTTAGGTATACTTATACTATTATGTCATGACATAAATATAAACGAAGGGAAATTAATGCCGAATAGCATGACGGAACATAGCCGCAACCTGCGCAATGAGACCTCTAAACAGCGGCGTAAGCGGATTCTTGAAGATGATGGAAAACTGGTGCAGGTGTTGTTAGAAAAGGATTATGCGGCAAAGTTTAACGCGATTAAGGCGCAGATTGGGCATCTTGAACCAGCTACAGATACGGACACTTTAAAAGATATGATTGATTATTCCCATAGGTTTTTATTTAAAAAATAATTAATTATTTTATTTAAAACTATTGCTTAATAGGCGGAATCCGCCTATAATTGCTTTCAACGGTGGCGCAGAAAGCCGCTTGTTTCCGAGAAGGCTAGTCGCCATCGTTGGAGACAGATATGAAGCTGAAAGATGCTGCAACCGTTAAGACAGACTACCCAGAAGCCGATTTTTGGTTAGTCCGTCGAGGCTCAGAGGATTCAGTTGGGCAAGTGACACGGGAATATTCACCGTATCACATTGGGATAAAAGTCCACCGAACTGAGATTCTGCTTCCTGACTACCTTTACTATGTGATGATGCACTTACACAGCATCGGCGCTTGGAAGGTGAGAGCAAGGGGCACACTGAGCCTGGTTCACATCACAGTCTCTGATGTCAAAAACATAGAGCTGTCACCGTCGTAACGGAAGGGGGTCTTTCGACCCCCAACCCTTAAAACTTAAAGGTGCATTATGGAAATTAAATTGCCTTCCATTGCTCAACAGCAGGCTTTTATCTTGCAAAAAGCGAACGAGGAAGCTATTCAACAAATTCAAGCGACGGTGACCGCTCCCCTTAAATCTGGTGTGAAAATAACCGACACTAGTCATTTGCTCAGGGAGCAAGAAGGCTGGCAAGCACCAAGTGCTGATGTCGTGCGACTTTACTTTGATAACTTCAAGCAGCAATTTCCTGCTTATGACAGTGATCAGAAAATGGCCTATCTATTGGGTATTAAGTCGGATCGACGTGTTAGAGAGTGGCGCAGCGGTGAATACAAAGTGCCTTATGGTATTTGGCGTAGGTTCCTGATTATGACTGGACGCGCGCCACAAGAAATCGTTCCAGTCTTGGGAGTGTTTAAAGATGAGTGATTATGACGCTTGGGGCGCGGGCTGGTTGCTGGGCAAATATCAGCAGTACCAGCCGTGGCCCGATGAAAGCCAACTTGATGAGTGGATCGACGGTTTTAAAGTGGGAACGACGGAGGTAGGGGAGTTTCATATTTGGCCACAGCAATTGTGGGAGTATAGTCAGGGCATGAATGCACCGGACTATGTTATTAAGTACGCGCGCAAGCCGAAATAAAGGAGCGAATCGTGAGTGATAGTTATAGTGCTTTAACGGTTGTTTTTGAAAAGGATATGCGCAAAGAGGATGTGGAGGTATTGATTGTGGCTATATCTCAATTTAAGGGTGTGCTGAGCGTGCAACCACAGGCCAGCGATTTGAATACACTCATCGCTACTCAACGAGTGCGTAATGAGTTGGGAAATAAAATACTTAATCTTGTATATCCAGATATATCTAGATCAGAGTAGAATCTGTGTCAATTGCGTTGGTATTGACACAGGAAAAACCAAAAAAATCAACGAAAACAATATTTTACAAGCTATAACATGCCCCTCCTAAGGGATAGCTACAGGTTCGATTCCTGTTGGGGCCACCATATAATGTTGTAGTCTAATAGAGCTAAACACATCACAACAGAATCATAATTTTGTCAAGGTGTCTGTGAGCAAGATAAGAGCACAGCTAAACAGTCTGAAATAGAAATATGAGATTTGGCTTGACCGGTACACTTAACCATGTTTGAAAGATTTAAACTCTAAGTCCTAACTGCTATGAATTACCCGAATGATTTTATTGACCAATTTATATGTGGTAGCTCAGAGCAAGTCATGGCTCAATTACCTGATAAAAGCGTAGACCTAGTAGTTACCTCACCACCCTATAATCTTAAAAACTCTACTGGCAATGGAATGAAAGATGGTAGAGGAGGTAAGTGGTCCAAAGCTGCTCTAATACAAGGCTACTCACACCATCATGATAATATGCCTCATGCAGAATATGTAGCTTGGCAGCAGACTTGCTTAAAAGAGATGATGAGGGTTCTAAAAGATGATGGTGCGATTTTCTACAATCATAAATGGCGTGTGCAAAATGGGTTACTACAAGACCGTAGTGATATAGTTGCTGGCCTTCCTGTTCGCCAAATTATTATCTGGAGAAGAAAAGGTGGTATCAACTTTAATGCTGGATACTTCTTACCTACCTATGAAGTAATTTATTTAATAGCAAAAAAAGACTTTAAATTAGCACCTAAAGCAAACGCTTATGGAGATGTATGGGAGTTTGGTCAAGACCTAAATAATCAACATCCGGCCCCCTTCCCCGTAGAATTAGTTGAAAGAATTATATCATCAACTTCTGCACAAATTATTCTGGATCCCTTTATGGGCTCGGGTACAACAGCTTACGTTGCTAAACAGCTGGGGAGACAGTTTATAGGAATAGAAATATCTCCAGAATATTGCGAAATGGCAAAACTTCGTTTGATTGACCCATCAAGCATCTACAGGGAACCAGCATCTACAGCTCAGCAGGGTAAATTGCTATGAGTGACAAAACCTTTACTAAAGAAGGATTAATCCAAGAGCTGCAAAAAATACGTGGTCAGGGCTGGATCGAGACAACAAGACCTCTTAATGATGGAAATGTGGGAAATTTATTAGAGGACCTTCTGGGCATCGATGAAAACAACTTACCCATACCCAATGCAACAGAATGGGAGTTAAAAACTCAACGCAAGGCTAGTAACTCTTTACTAACCCTTTTTCATATGGAGCCCTCTCCCAGAGCTCTAAAATTTGTTCCTAAAATCCTATTGCCCCATTATGGTTGGACACATCAAGATGCTGGTATCAATTACACAATAAATGAAAAAAGTTTTCGACAAACTATACGTGCTGGAGTATATTCGAATAGAGGATTTTCAATAAGAGTCAATAAAGCAGAGCAAAAAATAGAAGTGCATTTTGACCCTACCAAAGTTGATCTATCTATTCAGGGCGACTGGCTAACATCGATCAGAACTAGCGGCAAATTAGAACTTGATCCAGCGCCCTATTGGGGCTTTAACGACTTCTTTCATAAGCTAGGCTCTAAGCTACATAATTGTTTTTATGTTACTGCTATTGAGAAGAAGGAAAACGGCAAAAACTTTTTCAAATATGAAGACATTCTAATGCTGAAGGATTTATCTCTGGATAAGACAATTGATGCGCTAGAGGCTGGACTAATTTATATAGATTTTGATGCACGTACAGGTCACAATCATGGAACAAAATTTAGGATTCATCCTAAAAATATGATTAATCTTTATACAACCCATCAAATTTATTAG